GGCACCCCCTGGAAAATAGACATTATCTTCTACCCGCCTTAGTAGCATCAACAACCTCTATACCTTGAGCATGTTTGAACCCACCGGTAATATTAACTCGCGCCCTGTGGTATCTAGCATTAGAGCGAACAGGGGCAAATCCAGAATCTCTTAGGGATACGGAGCCTTGCCAGGATACACTCCCTGATAAATTGTCACGCTCACCCATTTGCATAGTGATTGTCGCGGTGGTTCCATCTACTACAGGTCTAACCTTTGTAATCATGGCTCTGTCATTCTCAAATACTTGAGCTTCCCCAGTCTCTATAACTGCGTCATATGCGGTGCCATCAAAGTTATAAAGCTTTAAATCGGCGGGAATACAACTTAAAAGGTTGTTGTTCCCAGCCCATACTCTAGAATCTAACGAGAATGGCAAAGAGTCTAAATCTGTAGTTATTACGTCTAGCCCATCCATTGTGTAACCTTCAGCCAATGCTGAAAATATTAAATGATTGTCCACCTTGGCGAAAGACCATCTTTTAGTGGCAGTGGGTGAGTAGTTGTAAAACAATAATGTGTCGTTTAACCCCTCTGTTGTGGGGGTGGTAGATGCGTATGACCAGACTATTATCTGTTCATTGGGATATAGAGCTGATGACATCCTGGATAAGTAGTTGGTGTCCACATCGGCAAAGAAGTAATCATCAATTCTATTTTCACCAATAGGGATAGATTGCTGACCGTCAAACATATAAAAGCCGTCTTCTGCTAGATATGCCACAAGGTTGCCAACCTTTATAACACTGCCAGAAGCCAATGCCCCACGGTTGGACTCCACCTCATCAAATTGAAATATTAGCGGACTACCAATGTAGGACATTCTGGTAATAGAGCGCTCTTGGAATACTAACCCGTATTCACCCCCTATTATCTTTTGAACCCATCCACCATTATTCTCTAAATTCTGGAAGTCAGCCTGTGTTGCGCTAGAGACAGCCCAGCTAGTTGTAGTCCCAATACCCGCCCATCTTACGCGGTTGGGTACATTTCCATCTGATGAATCGTAAGTGTTACCTACGACAACAAAATCTTTTATGACTGCGATATGCCGTGCCTTGGGGGGTGTACCGCCCAAATCTGCAAAGTTTGCCCCACCAAGAGTAAGTGTCTGCATAGTATCGGTAAAGTTAGTTGCTATAACTTCTTCACCCCATTGCGCAAATTCCCAATCTTCCTCTGAGGCTGTTGCGTAGCCGCCAGCTTTTGAGATGTCTGTCCATACACTGGCAGATAATACGTAAAGCTTGGATGCGTTCCCTATGAAATTATATGTTGTTCCCAGTGTTCCCGGATCTCTTGCGCTAAACGCCCCTTGTGGTCTTGCGTCTATGGCGTTAGTGCTGTAAGCCGTTGCCGATGGCAATTGCTTGTAACTTCTACCAGCAGGTAAAACATTCTTAACTGTGGTGGCACCCGGATTATTGAAATCGGGTAAATCAGGTGTCCACTCCCCAAATTCTACTAACATTTAGTATTCCGTTGGTCTGTTGTAATTACCTGAATTAGTAAAGGCCACAGATCTAGTTTCTAGATTCTGTAATGCTTCTAATTCCCTTTGCTTTTGAACATTAGCGCTTTCCTGGTCTTGTACGATGTTTGTATAAACCCACCACGCCGCCCGCGCTTCTATAAGCTCTTCTGCGTTATCCGTAAAGTCGTTAGTGTCGCTATCTGCTGATAAAGCTGCATAGTCTTGAGTGTAGGATAAGGTTATGGTGTCTGCGGCATTTGGGACAGGGTAGAAATATATTTTTTCCTGAAACCATGCCCAGTATTGAGGTACACCTGTAGAATTACCAGTATCTATTTCCTCTAGATAATCGTAACTCCTTTCAAGCACGTCGTAATCTGAGCCACTGTAATTTATGCTTACATAGGCTACTTCTCTGATGTCGGTAGGGATACCGTCAGAGGTTCCGTAAGCTTTTTGGCCTATGACTGTGCTAAAGGTACCTGTAACCTCTTGGAACCAAAAGCCCTTGGAGCTGTAGTGTCCAATAGCTCTATTTATTGCCGTTCCAACCTGGCTAGTTAAATCTGTCCTATCCAAAACGTCATTAACATTAGTTTTCATTGCTGAGAACTGAGCCATTTGTCCCTCCTTGGGTTTAAGCCTTGCAAGCCTTCATGTGCGATATGGCACCCGATTTACTTTTAAACTCTTTCTTGCACTTATGGCATTCTTTGCCACAACTTCCGACCTCTACAGATGCCGCCTTCTTGGTGGTGTCCACAGATGCCAACATGTCTTGTACTTTCTCTATGATACGTGCTTCAAGTTTAGCAGCAAATTCTGCCCACTCCTTATCGGTTGAGTCCTTGTTAAGAGGCTCAACTACAACAATGTTAGCCTTGGCTTTTTCTTGCGCTTGCTGATTCATCACATTAATTTGTCTACGTCTCATTGTTGCACCTTATATAGCGGCACTCGCCTGCCCGTCGTTTTGTCTACCCCGGCATGGACAGAGTTACCCATCAGCTTCTCCCAGGGAGCCACCCCCATAGATAAATTCTGCTCTTTAAACCAAAGTTCTGCATACTCGCAGTCTTTGGTTTCAGGGAACGCTGGTACCCCTTGAGTATAATGTATGAGTTTAGGGATTGCACTTTTAGGAGAATCATAACCTACTAAGAAGTTCCATTCAGGCGGGATTTCTCCAAGCTCTTCAGGCTTTGCCCAGCCTATACTGTGAAGGTTTGCAGCCTCACTTACATATTCAGGGGTGAGCACCTCACACTTGGCGCAATTAAACAACATGGCAGATGCCCACTCAAACTCAAGCTTATTCTTTGCAACCATGACTGAAAAACTATCATTTGCCATATCGAACAACCTAGATATGTCTTCAGTTAAAAGCATATCAGCATCTAAGAATAACGCCCAGCCCTTGTAATCGTTAAAGTATGGAACTAGGAACCTTGAGTAAGTGAAGGGTGTTAACCCTGTACGCTTACAACTATCTGGCATCTGGCCAATCATTAAGGGGGTGATAGCTACAGGCTTAGAAGACAGCCTGGCTATAGATTGTGCTAATACGTTATATGAAATGCGCTGCCTTTCATCATAACCAATAAATATTCTTAGTGGAGCGTTACTCATTTACTACTTACCTCATTCTTTCTAAAGGTGGGCCAACCAACTAGAGCTTTGTTGGAAAGGACATAGAAGGTCGACCCATAACTCATTACCCTTTCTTTTCGCCTTTGGCGGTTCCGTTAGCATTTTTCATGCCACCGCTCATTGGCCCGGCAGCGGGTATACTACCATTAGCGCCACTATTGTCAGTCTTGGTGGTGCTGTGTTTAACTTTGCCTTTACTTTCGCTCTTCATAACTTGCTCTCCTAGCTGGTTGATTTTGCCGTTACTGGCTCCAATAACACTACGTAAGTGTGATACGTCATAGTATCATTTGATGCGTCTAATCTATTAAATTCTAGCAGATTAAAGTGTTTACTTAGTTTCGTTAACCACCATACGTCAGGCTCTTGGATAAGGTGGGCATTCCTGCCATCTGCTAAAGTCTTTTTAGCCGGGCCATTTGCAATAGTTGCAAATAATTTTTTCTTGGTAACCCTGGCCAAGTCTGCAATAACATTATCTACAAGGTCTGGCTCTATATGCTCTAGAACATCTGTACACACAACAATATCCGCAGGTTCCGGCGTGTCACTGTGTTTAGGTATAGCTGGGTCATATTGCTTAATGGCAAAGGGTAGATTGTTAGCCAGTGTTGACTTTCCACACCCATAATCCAAAACATCCTGGGACTTCATCCCGCTGGCAAGGAACATTATATTTTTTATGTAGTTCACCCCCGACGTACCATAACTTGCTTTATCCCCGTGTAAACTTTCATTAAGTTTTTTATATTCTTCACTTATTAACATCTTGAGCCTCCATTGCTTCATCGTAATTATTTATAACATCTGACAGAATGTCGTATGTTTCATCTAGAGCATCAGCCCACTCACCATCAACCGTCTGCCATATATTCTTAATAGATTTATGCCAGGGCATATCCTTGCCAAAAGCCCCTATCTGCCACATGCCATGCTTAGGGCATAACTGTAGACCGGGTGTACCTATAGAGCCTGCCAGGTGAACCACAGATTGAGGTGCTGATATTATAAAATCTAGATTGGCTACTAGTGCTGCGGTTAAGTCGTAGTCATCTAGTACGGATTGCCAGTGGTGAAGAGGTTTCCCTATCTTTTCTGAGAGTACATCAACGTCTTTCTGATGCTCGGCTTTGTATTGCAAAGATATAAAATCAGCATCCAGGCTAAATATCTTTGTCCACATATCAAGCGGGATTGTGCGCTGTTTAGAGGCTGTCCCTTTTGTGCCGCCAGTCCAAGAAAACCCAATCTTTGGTCTGTCGCCCAAAGCGTCTAGCCTTGCTTGGAGTTTCTCTACTAATTTTTCATCTGGTATCACAAATGCTGTACCTGGAAAATCTACTGCCTTCTTTCTATAGTACTGCACGCATGAGCCTATTGGAATCTTTGCGTCTATCTTGTGGAACTGTTGCCACGGTAGATAAGATTCTTTCCTTGTGCCGTATACCGGTATTTCTGGGAAAGAGCGCCTGAACATGTCAGCAAGGCGGGGGTGGGCATCTAGTATTACTTTACAGTCTTTTATCATGTCAGGCAGAACGGATGCAAAGATTATTTCATCACCTATTCCTTGTTCACCATACACAACTACAGTCTTGCCTTTCTCACCTTTCCAAAATGGGGTCTTTCCGTCGTTGTACTCCCTATCTATGCGGTCATCGCCAAACATGCCCATAGAGCGCTTAGCTTTGATATCCGGCCTATTACTACGCATACCCCAGTCGTATTCCTTGAAGCCTTTGTCGTAGTCGCCTTTTTCAAGATATGCTAAAGCTCTATTCCATCTTGATTGGGGGTGAGAGTCATTATACTTTAACCCCTTATCAATTATGTCTATTGCCTTTTGTGGTGTGCCTTTGACTATGTACATAGAGGCATAATTAGCATAGTACTCTACTATATCTTCAGGTGTTTTTTCCTGTCTGCGTTTGTCAGACTTCCATATTTCTATAGCTTTTTCAAAGCATGGTATAGCCTTGTCATCCATATTTTCAGTCTTGTAACATACACCTAGATTGTTATAACCCTCACAGAATTTTGGGTTTCTCTGTAGTGATTCATTCAATAGGGTTATTGCAATCGAGAATAGACCTTTCTTTTGGAATGCTACCGCCATATGAAACAGTGGGGCAAAGTTATCTATTTTCTCTAGTAGTATTAAGTTGAGACACTGCAGCGCAGCATCCCACCGGGCGGGTTCGCTCGTTTCTAGATGCTCAACCGCAGCGCGGTAAAGCTCATCTTGCTCTATCTTCATAGTGATGTTGTCCTTTCCATTTATCAAAAACCCACCCCCATAGGGGGCAGGTTATAGCTCTTACACTACGTAATCGTTACTCACCAACTGTATAGAAGATGGTTGTATTGATTTTCAAGCTTGCAGTTGCAGTTCCAGGTGTAGCCACTGCTCTAAAGATGGTGTACTGAAGCGCAGCATCATCTGCTAAAGCGACAGTGTACGGAACACCTGCTGTAGCTCTAGCTACAACGCCTTGAGTTAAAGCAGTTGCGAATGCGTCGGAGTCTCCAGTAACACCGTAATCAACTGGGCATGTAGCGGCCCCTGTTGAGTGGTTTTCTGTGAAGTCTACAACTTTCGCGCCATTTGGTAACTTACAAAGTAAAATGTGAGTAGCAGACACTTCAATTTCTGTAGCGCCTGAATTGTATTCTACTGTTACTGAGTTTAACCCTGCATGCACTGCACGTGGAGAGTTAGCCATTGCTGTTGCTGTTAGAGTAGGCATGATTCACCCCCTAGTGTGCGACTGCATATGTTGAAACAACGATTGTTCCAAAATCTGCACTGTTAAAGACTGGCTTCTTGGCACCGAATATACATCCAGTAGAAACCCCCAAGCTGTTACCATAGTCGAAGCTTTCTTCAACCCATGACATTTTGTCAGGTCCGTGGTCTTGACCAAATGCAATAACACCTGATTGAGCACCACATAAAACAGCCCTACGTACGTTAGCAGTTACTGCTGGTACGCGAGTTGATTCATGAAGGATAACGCCGTTATACACGCCTAACGCGCCTGTAAAGATTGGGTTATCTTTGTACTTGCCGCCTTGAAGAGCTGATTTTTGAATATCAAACCAACCGCCAGCAGTTGCTGCGTCAGTTCTTAAATCAACAACCTGGTAAGGATGCAAGAACATTACGTAGTAGTCTTCACCTTCATATTTAATTGGCCGTATACCAACAGTGTTAGTTTTTGCACGCTCAATTGCATAATCAATGAATTTTAACTTCATAATGTTTGAAGTTGTAGCAGACGCTACAGCCGCTTCACTTGCTACGCCGTTAGCGTAATAAATGTTTGCAGATGTTGGCGCTGTTGTTGCGTTGTTACCTGTGTAACGTGTATCAGTTTGGCCTGTGTTACCACATAGTTGATTGAATAAAGATGTATCCATTCTATCAGCCCACCAGTCAGACAAACCTTCTAGAGATTCTTGTCTAACAGAGAATGGTACGCGCTGCTCTGATATCTTGCCGCCTGATCTAACCGCGTTACGTAATTGGTTAATTACAACGCTTTCAGAGTAAGTTGCCAATGCTTCTTCGTTACCTTCTAAGGTAGCATCGCCTTGGATACCTGCTCCTGCTAATTGTGTTCTTAGGCCGAAAGTGATTTTATCACCGGCTCCTTTTTGAGTATCGTTCAGTACTTGAACCATACTATCTGCGCTTTCGCCCATGAATTTGTGCATCCATGTCTTTTTTATCGAGTCAACAAATAGCTTCTTACGCCATAGTTTGACTGCTAATGGGTTATTAGTCCCATAATCAGTATCTGCCATCGTTTTAAGTCCTTTTTAGCATATAAAAAATAAAGTTGTATAGTTGCCTATAAAACCAGGTTAATTTTTTATCTAACGCGATAAATTGCGTGCTCATGCTTCCAGCATGAAAGGTGTGTAAGTCCGTCTACACAAAACGTGGTGATTCGCCGATAACGCAAGCGATGCGTAAATTAATTATAGCAGTAAGTCTGTTATGTGGCAAATATGTTCAATATTTGAACAGTTGCAAAAAACCGCACACTGGGGGGTAACTCCACTGCGCGGTTTAAGATCGAACTTGAATTAAAAGTATAGCTCAGCTCTAGCCAAAAATACCTGTCCCGCCGGAATCAGTTTTCATTTGGTCAAAGAGTTGGTCTAGTTCCTCCGTGGTTAGGTTGTCTACATTCTCTGCTGTGATTCTGTTTTTGGTACCGGTCGTGCCGCCAGACATGCCAGATAGTGAGCGTGAATTTTTCACCCCCCGGTTTATGGCATCTAGTTTAGGGGGTGCCACGTTATACCCGCGTGCTTTTGCAAGGCTATACATTCTTTCCGCTGGATTAACGCCGTCTGTAAAGGCTTTGCTTACGATAGCCTGTTCATCTTGATTTAACAGTTGGCCCGCTTCTGTCTCTGAGTAACCCGCTGCCTGATACTCAGTCATACGAGATTTCATAAGGTGCTGGTATGCGTCTGCAAAGTCAGGGGTCTTTTTTGAGTAGTCATTAGCTGCTTGCTTATAACTGTTAACAAACTGGTTTTGCTGTTGGCTCTGTTGCTCTTGTTGAGCCTGGCCACTTAGATAATCCTGTTGCTGCTGTAGGGCGGCCTGTAGATTTTCATTCTGCCATTCCAGATAACCGATTGGGTCAACGTCTTTATCAGGGGTTTTACTCTGTATCTCTTGTTGTTGAGTTGCAGTCTGTTGTTGTTGGTAGTGTGATTGGTATTGCTCTAGTTGAGATTCCATATCACGCATACGCTGCTCATACTCGTGCGCCTTCTTTTGAACTTCCTTACGTTTATAACGCTCAGCCTTCATAGCTTTTTTGTAGTTACCGTTTATCTCAGCGTCTACAACTTCATCATCATCTACATCTGCCGTAGATTCTTCAGCTTCTTCTGTTTCAACTTCTGACTCGCGCTCTTCTGCCTCTTCACCTTGAGACTCTGCCTCTTCTACAGTTTCAACAGTATCGGGGGTGATCTCCCCTTTAGACTCGAAGTACTTTTCTACCTGCTCATTAGTTACATCTACATCCGCGCTCTGTGTTGCTGCGTTAACGTCGCTAGCACCCGTATTAGTGTCATCCATTTTTTACCCTTTTCAAATCGCGGGCATTAACCCGCATTCCAACCTTTTGCCTCTTCTCTTTGCATTCTTGCAACAGCTTCGGCATCCTTTCGCTCCATATCCCTAGTAGCCGCAAAGTCGCGTCTTTGCTGCTCTCTAGCTGTGGCTTGGTCTTTAGCCAACTGCCCCATTGCACCGAGTGACATTTTTTGTTGCGCCTGGGCTGCTTCATCTTGCGCCAGTGCTTGCTCTTTAAGAGCCTTAGCCTGGTTCAGTAGAACTTGTGATTGAGTCTCAGCATTCTCATATTGTGCCTGGTTAGTCTCTGATTGTTTTTTCTCTACGTCGGCGGTTTTCTCTGCTATCGCTAACTGTGCCAATTGCTCACGCATTTTTTCAACTTCCCCAGCTTTAGGGTCAGGCTCATTTATAAGCTTTTTCCACTTAGTGGCTAGTGATGCTGGGATTGGGGCGTAGTCTAAGATTTCAGGCGGTATAGGTATACCTGCTTGCATTAGTGTAGGTATCAGACCGGACAGAGTCCTGAAGACTTGCTCTTTCTGGTTGGGTGATGTGGCGGCTTCATCTACAATGACATCATACTTAAAGCTCATTTCATCTTTAAGCAATGGCACATATTTACCCATGTCATCGCCCGCAATTCTCACCAATCTACCATCAGCTATGTATTTAACTATAAACTCACCCATGCCGCGCCCTTGCTCTTTGCGGTAACGGCGTAGACCATCAAAGAAATCTGCCAGTACCGTGATACCAGCTTGTTTCCTTTGCATTTCTAGGTAACCTGATTGATTGCCGCCAGCGGTAGAGCCTAGCATTTCCAGGTTCACCCCCACTAAGGAGTTAATCGCTTCCATGGCATAATTTAGCAATCTATCTATGCCTTCAGGGTAACGCGGTGCCTCTTTAGGTTTAAGCTTGCTCATGCCACCCGGGTTTAACTCTACATTCTTGGATGTGTTGGCTATGTCTTGTGATGCCTTTCTAGGGTTGGCAAATGCGCCAGTCTCATAGAAGTATCCACCTTTGGCGTTACTGTTCACAATGTGCATGACCTGGGATAGCCACTTGTTCGCCCACATTTGAGGGTCGCGCATTAGGCGCACTAAACCAAAGTACAGGCCATTGTTTCTATCGTGTGCGCCAGTTATTAGATGCAGGGTAAAGCCGTCTATTGGCGAATTGCCAGACTCTAAGAGGCTATCGCCATACAGGAAGTATTGCTTGTAGACACGTCTATACTGCTTGGCAACCTGCTTAACCAATCCAGCGCGTCGCATCTGTTGTATAAGCTGTTTAACTTCTTTGTATTTATCTTTGGATATTTCCTCTATCTCACCATTCATGCGCTCGATTCTGTAGTAACAAACTCTTTCCCATTCCTGGTATTGGATAACATCTACTAAGTCTTTCTTGTAGTTAAGGGTACCCTGATTATTCTTGTACCATTTGGCGGCTTCCTGGTCGTGGACTCTACCACCCCCGGCTAGCCCTGTGCCTTTGTTAATAGTTTCCGAGCCGGTCACTTCCTGGTCAGGCCACAACTCTTTAAATTCTGTTTTGGTAAACTGCTTGATACGAGCACGCCATTTAGAATCATCAATATTTCTTTTGCTCGATGCTGGATCCCATCTCATTTCCAACGGGTCAACCCGCTCTATGATTATGGCTCCGTCTTGGTCTACCTCATAATCAAGCCTGGTTTCCATGGCACCCACACCACAAATCAAACATTCCTTGAAAGCTTGTGACTCTTCATCTTGAGCATCACAGTTATCACGCGCCCACTGAGCGGCCCCTGTTAGAAGCTCATTAGTGATAGCGTCACCTTGTTCACGGGGTATGTAAACTGTTTCCTGTCTGTTTTGTAGCTCTAGACCGGTCACGGCATTGATGGTTCTAACAATTCTGTTGAATACGATAGCCGGGCGGTTTTCTTCTTTTAGCTTGGCTTTGTCAGTCTCAGACCATTGGTTACCAGCGAAGAAGTCAAAATCTTCAACGGCTTGACCCAACCAACCGGAAAGATGATCATCTGATTTTTTAATGTTGTCTTTGATTCTCTTAACGATTACTAGGCGTTCTTCATACTCCATGCCTGTATCGTTGACATCATCATCATCTAAAATGTCTTTGTCATCATCGTTAATGTCATTTTCTAAGTGCATATCATCCATGTTTCCGTTTCCCTGGTTTAAGCGCTCCAAGCCGAGTCACCCCCGCTGCTTCCATACTTGGCGCGTGCGTATCTATCTTCTGGCTCATTATCAGTAAGTCTAGGCCATATTGTATTTAACTTCTCATCTAAAATTCTAGCCATTGCATCCAACATATCATCGTGTACTGATACTGGGAATGATTCGTATTCCTGTGTGACAAAAGCCTCTATTAAATCTTGCGTCTTGCCTTCGTAATCAGTTTTAAATACGGAGTGTGGTAGCCACATTCTACCTTGCTCGAATACAGGTATCAAACGACGTATTCTATCGAGCTTAGGAGTGGCACCCCCCAGCTCTTCTATTACAAAGTGGTAATTAGTTCTATTCATGGTATCTCTGACATGCTCAATATCCGCTTGTAGTCCATAACGCTCATAACCCACGGCTAGAGGTTGCCACTTCTTGTGCAGTCTAAATAACATTGCGCATCTTTCGGTTAGGGATATCCTGTCCCTTATAACATCCAACACATGGTAATTATGATCCATTCCGAGTCCTATCACCCACATAACGGTATAATCTGAGGTTTTCTTTTTCTCACTTGCAGGGTCAACCACTATGTATTTATTTAAACCTGCGCCCTCTGACTGGTCGGCAAAGTTCAACCACTCACG